GTGGGTAGGTCATATACAGAAGCAGGGTCTTTGTCCCCCTCATATATTTTTTGTAATGAATACATGGGAAAAGCGTGAGGATATCTAACACCTGTTACAGTGGTTCCTACAGTAGTATCTGCAACTAATGTATCTTCTAGTCTATCGTAGACATCATCTGACATTATTGGTGTACCCTTGTGGTACTCTACTTTAGCTTTCTCTAATAATTCTCTTACTGCTTTCATTACTTTCCTATATGTTTTACTTCTTCTTTCGGGATAACTTGGTACGCGCCCTTGTTGTATGCTATAGATACTGTGTAATTACTACTTGCTTCTTTTTTGTATGAAGAATCGCGTGCAGGAGTATACTGACTCATAGGAGCCGAAGGGTATTGTGTGGTAGTCCTACGGAATGTAGGCTCGGGAGCAAAGGTTTTCCACTCTTGTGTTGCTGTCTGTACAACTTTAGTGGCTTTGCTTTTGCGTTTACGACCGTGTTGGTCGTATCTGAGGTTGTTCTTAATAATCATAAATATATTATACTAAATTTTTAAGGAATTGTCAAGAACTATTTTTGCTAGAGGTAGATTTCATCTAGCAAATCTTTGAAATTATCTTCCAAAATTGCTTTGGATTCTGCTAGTGAGAGAATTTCTACAAGTCCTTCGAAGAGGTGTCTACTATTATCAAAGTCTAAGACCATGGTAACACCTTGTCGGGTAGGTTTCCACTCCTCATCGAAGTCCATGTAATACTTTCTCAGGGAAATATATTCAACATCACGAAATGTATTTACTACTAGCCTGACTTGGTCGGCTTCAGTTTCGTGTATGATTTTTTCGTAAATTGCTGGGGCATCTAAATCAATCATTCCTAATTACTCGGTTGAGAGGAACAATACTCGTTACATTTCTAGGGACAAGTATCCTGTAAGAATCAGTATCCCAACAGAATAATAGGACAGTATGTTGTCCTTCTTTAGCTCTATTTCTTTTACTCTTTATATATTCTGTACTAAAGTCTATAGTACATACATTATATTTTAATTTACGAGAGTTTTGGCTTCTATAGGTAACGACCGCGTCACCTGCTTCTTCCATGCGTTTTTTAAACTCACCTTTTTCCATTGTGCCTCCAATTTAATCCAACAAAAATATTTTGATTCTGTTAAATTGTGGTCAATTATTAAGGGTGAAAAAAATCTAGGGCAACAAGAGAGCCACCCTAGAGTATTATCAATTAACTACTTGTTAAGGTTTTCTATAACAGTTGTGAAGTACACAGCTGCTTTACCTGTAAGCTTAGAAATAATTGCAGAGTCGACTTCCTGACCAGCATCACCTAAGACACTAGTTAGTTTATCTTGTGCGTCTGCTACACTGACTCTACCACCACCAGTTGAACCACCACCAGATGATTTAGCTGCTGGAGTCTTTCTTACATAGACACCTGCTTTTGTTAATATCATTCGAACCCCGTTTGGTGATTCATTAAGTTCATCTGCGATGTCTTTAACAATCTCCATAGATGTCTCAGGCGTAGGTTCCGCGTCCTGATACATAGTTACTGCTTGCTCTTTACTTTCGTCTGTCCAAGGCATTTTATATCTCCGTTTAGGTTTGTTGCGCATGAACTCGGGCATTCCGAAACACCAACCTGTGGTTTCTCGCATTTGCATGTAATACCTGTCGCTCATATTTGCTATTATTATTTATTATATGAATATTATATAAAATTCATAACCAGTTGTCAAGAACTATTTTTTGGTGGTTAATCTAAACCGTTTATAGCTTCTATCTTATCGCTAGCCGTTGCTATTAATTCTATCTGGCTTTCTATAGCTTCGACTATATCTGCGTGTTCTCCAATCCCTACTGGGTTTCTTTCGTACACCTTGATGTTAGCCTTGGCTACTGCAATTTCTCCTTCTAGTTTTTTAACTAATGCCTGTAATAAAAAATTCATTTCATTGTCTCCTCTATAAATCTTCCTATTGTGTTTATTTCTTGTTCTGTGAGCTTGCCTGCTTGGCCCCACATTGTAGAACTCATTGCTCCTACCTCACCTCTATTCTTATATGTATTAAGTCTATCAACTATATAATCAGCAGATTGACCTGCTAATTTAGGAAATACTGCCATACCTTGTCCTTCTGTTCCATGGCATGCTGAACATCCTGTCCATAAACTTTTTATTGAACTAAATTCATCACCTGCTGCAAGAGCTTTCTTTGCTCTAAGTATATCTACTGAGGTACCGTTTAATGCAACATATTCTCTGTAGCACTCACCTGTGCATGAATGTCCGCCACCATATCCACTATACTCTAAGTTAGGGTAAATTTTAAGTGTAAAGAATCCAAAGATTACAGATACTCCTAGCATTGTCATTCCTAATTCTCTCATTGATTATGTCTTCTATGTTTTGTTTTTTCTTCCCAATCTTCTATGGCACTTCTTATACTACCTTCTGCTAGTACAGAACAATGAAGCTTGATTGGGGGCAGTTGTAATACTGCTGCTATCTCTTTGTCTTTTATTTGTTTTGCTTCTTCTATTGTCTTACCTGTTAACATCTCTACAAACAATGTGGAACTTGCAATCGCACTACCACAGCCATAAGTTTTGAACTTAACATCAATGATTTTATCTTCATCATCTAACTTTAACTGTAGTTTCATTACATCACCACACGCAGGTGCTCCAATCATTCCTGTTGCAACCATAGGGTCTTTCGGGTCAAATCTTCCTACTGAATGTTTCTTTGGGTTTGCTAGTACACTCTCGAATCTATCTACTACTTCTTTACTATACATATTATCCTCTCTGTAAGACGGCGTTACAAAATGACGCACAAAAACTGTCTCTTAATCTATCAGATAATAATGCTGGAGTAACAGGAATAAGTATAATCATGAAACCAATTATCATCACAAAAAAAGCCATTACTTTATTTACAACTAAAGGATTTCTAGGGTCTACGCTTTTTATTAATTTCCAACTTGGCACATAAAGTTTAGCCATAGCTAACGCTACGCCACTTATATAAAATGCGATAAAATATTCCATGTTGTTTTCCTTATCCTTACAGATATTCCTGTAAGTGCTTTAGACTACCTAAGTCGTATGTTAATGCATGGCTAAAATACCCTGCTTTGCTTCCATCTAAATGAGGGAAGAATGTTTTGCTTAAATCACAAGGAGTTAATACCCAAAGTTTATAACAAGCACACCCATATTTGTTTAAATATAAATCACTGTTATCTACTTTTAGTATCTCTGCCATCTCGTTCTTTCTAGCATACCATACTCTTTCTCCTACTTCGAAGGAGTCAGCTACACACTGTTCTGGTATCATAGCTGCTTTGTGTCCTGCATAGTCTGTTGCAGGTAATTTCTGTGGTATTCCTAACCTTTCTATAATTGCTTTAATAAAGGCTGGAGACCTGTAGAGTGCTGCTGCGATAGTAGTAACATTATCTCCATCAATGTAATATCTTACAGTATCTCTAATCTCTTGCTGAGAAGCACCTTTACCTTTGTTCATTGCTTTACGCCTTTCTCTAAAGGATACTGTCTCTATGTGTTCTTCTATAATCTTTGCTAATCGTGTCGTATTATAACTTATGTTTAATAGACTACAAGCTTCTTTCTTTGTTATAGCTGTGTCTGCATCTAATAGGTTTATTACATGCTGAATGTTTGTTTCTGTTAAGTTTTCGTGTGATTTACTTTTAATCGCCATCAAAAAGTCTCCATACATTTTGTATTCGAGAGCTTTTTAGAAATTCATGAATTATTCTATACATTATGCTCTATCCCATTCATCATCATCATATACTTGTTGTTCCATTCTATCTTTAAATCTTTGCTTCTTATCTCCTAGCAGTATGATTACATAGTGTGCTATCTTTAATAAGTCTGCTGTGTTTCTTCCATCTTTCTTGCCGTATCTCTGTGCATACTTAAGTATATTACCTATACAAAAGCCTTCTCCATGTCCCGCATCAAAGATTACTTCTGTAGCTTGTATCTTGCCATTACTGTAGTGTTGGTTATAAGTATCGTCTATGTACTTAGTCAACATCTCTAATGTTTTATCTTCTTTGAACTTGTACATTAGCTTCTAGTAATTCTCTTTTCGTAGTCGGCATAATCTTCATTCCACCAACTGGGCTTAGGGCGGTGTGACCATTTCGCAAATGTAGCCTTATCTAGGTGATAATAGTCTCTATACGATTGTATTGGATTATCATAATCTTTAAGGTCATCTGGCATAGCCAAACCGAATTGGGTAAAGCCCAGTCTCGGAATGTTTACTGTCTCAGGTAGTTTATTAACTACTTCGACTATTGACTTGTGTTGTTTGCCATATCTGTAATGGTACTCATCATTGAGTGCATTAGCATAGCAATGTGTCCACTCATGATTGTCTAACGAACATCTTGCCCAAATAGTGCAAGGGTGGTTATACATCATAGGTAGGTAGGGAGTTACGGGACGCTCTGATGGAGGTAGATGCTTGATTAAAGCTTTCTCCTTGTTCAGTACTTCTCGCTCCTCTGCGTTCAAAGCTCTAGGCACGAAGCCTAAGAACTGGTCTATCCAGATAGTGGTGCAAAGTATTTGTGCTGCCTCTAAAGGCATCTTGACAATATGCTTGTCAACATGGTACTCCGCACACTTATCTAAATCTTCGTCTAAGTAAAATAAATTCATACAACTATTATACTAAAAATATAACTAAATGTCAAGAACTATTTTTTGTTACTTACCGTTTATCTTGTCTTTCGCCGTTCCAGCATATAGACCGAACCAAGCTGCGCCTGCTCCTACTACCACTGAAATCAACCCTGACTGCTCGAATGTTGGTGCTGGTAATTCCATGAACCATATTGTACACTTATATAATAATATAATGTATACTGATAGAAATGCTCTAGGGAATATTCTCCATGCGTCTATCATGTTTGATAACCATATCCATTTCTGCCATGGATTATCAGGTTCTTTGTCGTTTTCCAACTCCATTATCTTAGCTTTTAGCTCTCCGATTTCGGAGACCATTGACATAAACTTATTAAGGTCTATCTCTACTTCGTTTCGTGACATGTCGCCACTGAATTGCTCTTGATTGTTAGCCATTAGCTTTTTCCTTTGCTTTTCCGACATTTAGAGCTAACATATCTATAAACTTATAGAGTTTGCCAATCCATACATCGTCCTTTGGTGTCTCTGTTGACGCCGCGATTAAACTCGCTATTGTTACTATCATAGTAATATATCCTACTAATTCCATTAACATAGTTATCTCCTCACTTCTTGATTTTAAGTTTTACTAACTCCTTCTCAAGTCTTACCCTTTGATTAGGGTATTTTTTGATTTGTTGATTAATCAACGCCTCTAAACTTTTTTTGCTTGCTGGCACTTTATTTTTCATTGTCTGGTATTGTGTTAGGCATGGTAACCTCTCTATAATATACTACTACATCTTTTAGTTCAGTAATATATCGTTTTAGTTCTTGCATGTTGTATGCCATAACTTCGTAGTCTGGTATAGTCATTGCTAAGAATACTAGTTCTCCTTCTTGTTGTTCTATAAGTGCTAACTGGTCTTCCCAGTTGTCAGGGTTTACTACTATCCATGTTGGATTTTGTAAATCTATCTGACGCGGCATCACCGGTTGAATGATTTTTCTTTCTATTGGTTTTGCTACTACTTCTATTTGTTTAGTCGGAATCAGACTGCAACTGCAAGCCATTGTCAAGACCATCAACGGTACCGCTAAGGTCTTCGATTGATTCCATAATGTGTTTTGTGCCATTGTTTATTTTCCTTTGCATTTCTACTGGGTCAGCAATAATCTTTGCTGCCAGTTCATAATTTTGTATAAACTGATTATATCTATTCAGTTCTAGTTGAGCCTTCTGGCTCTTGGCAGTCATCTCTTGTAGTTGTCCTGCCTGTAAGACAAAGTCTGCTTCCATAGTTTCAATAGCTTCTTGTTGTGTCGCTATTGCAGTGTCTAGTAGTAGGTTATTTGCTTTTAGTGTTCCGTTCTCTTGGTATATTACATAGCTTCCCATTCCTAGAATTACTATTATACCTATTAGTACTTGGTTCATATTTGTGTTATCCTATAATTGAGTCCTTCAGCACCACTAATTTCCACAAAATCACCTTCTTCTGTATAAAAAGATATGTATTTTGGGTTCTTCTTAATGAACTTCTTGACTATAAACTCTTGGTCATCTGAGTCTCCCCATGTAGAATTATAACTTACTTTTAAAGTGTAGTAAGTTATAAACCAACTTTTGAACCAAAACCAGAATCTGGCGATAGAGTGAAAGATTTTCTTTAGTCTTTCAGACACCTTCCCACTCTTTTCCTTCCCATAGCAATGCTTCAGCTTCACGCCTACGAATAAGCCCTTCGAGGACTTTACCACCTGCTTTGTTCCATCTTTTGATTTGTGCTGGTACGCCGTTCATGTCGCTTAGATTTACTACTTTCAGTAGAGTTGAAGCTCTGAGGTTGCCTGCACCTAGGTTGAATACCCAAGAAACTAGGGCATCAAATTGATTTTGATTCAATGGAACCATGACTAGACTATTGATATAGCCTTCGTACTCTTCCATTTCGTGTTGAAGCATGGACTCTGCTTCTGACTGAGTTATTGTTTGTCCTTCGTATACATCTTTGATATGACCATATCCTATAGTCCATACACCTGCTGCACACTTGTAAGCTGTTAACTCACAGCCTTCAAATTTTTTGATAAGGGATAAACCCTCGTTTGAAATCTTCATATTGTAAAACTTTCTCCGCACCCACACTCTGCCGTAGCAGAAGGGGTTGTAATTAAGAACATCTCCTGTAATCCATCCTCTGTATAATCAATGTTTATATCCTCTACAAAAGATAATGTCATAGGGTCGACTGCTATTTTGTTATAAAATATGTCATCACCTGTACTAGGATTGTCCTCGTATTTTAATTCCCATTCCCAACCGCCACAGCCGCCGGGTTTCATCAGTAACCTCACGCCCCACACTTGGTGCGAGGCGATTCGGTCGTTTATTTTTTCTAAAGCATTAGAACTTACAGTAATCATAAGCCTCCCTCTAATCGTCTTCGGCTTGTAATTTATAAATTCCATACTTGACACTCCATACTTTAGACGAGAGGCATCATAGCGAGTATTGTTGCTGAAACTATACCTAA